ATAAGTGCGATGAAAAGAAGTCTAAATTAACCGCCGGATATTGGTCTTGTAAGAAATGGTAAGATGCCAAAGGACGCATGTTATAAGAAAGTAAAAGCACGGGTAAAAGTATTCCCGTCTGCCCGTGCGTCCCAACAGATTGCGAAGTGTCGGAAATCAAAAGGTCAGGTAAAGAAGTCCGCCAAAGGTGCATCCCTTAAAAGATGGAAGGACGAAAAATGGAAAGATACCCGCACAGGTAAACCATGCGGACAGGGCGGTAAGAACGAATATTGCCGTCCAACCAAAAGAGTTTCCAAGAAAACCCCAAAAACAAAAAGCGAAATGTCCAAGAGTCAGCTTGCCCGCAAGAAAGCTGAAAAGCGAAAAGTAGGAATGGGCAGGCGCGTAAAACCCGTAAGAAGAAGAGCATGAGAAGATGTCTCATTTGCAGAAGGAGATCTATTGGATTGTACTGCTCGCGATGTTCTTCATCGAACGAGATGTGATCCTGGACACCATGTTTGCGATCCTAAATATTATTTACGACAATTTTAAATGAGCAAAACGAATCACGAAATTAATCATGAAGATGCAATTAGAGCGCTGTCCGCTCTCAAAAACGACCCTCACTTCAAGCGATATATTGAAATGCGTGAAAGTATGCGTGAAGAAACTATCCGGGCGTTGCAGGCTCCTGAGAGCATTGGAGACACAAACAGACACTTTTACATCACAGGAAAACTCGAAGCGATAGACGAGGAACTAGATATCTTTAACAAACTTTAGCTCGTTCCCAATCGTGAGTTACCCTCTGCGCCAGGGGTGGTGCAGGGGGTTTTTTATTGCCATTGTCAAGACAATAGACTACATTTTGCTACACTAGGCTACTGCCTTGATTATTATGGAAACATTAACCGAAGAGGTTGTCTCGGAGTCCTCTGAAAATTCCGTGGAAACAGAAACGAAGGCAGACGGTAATGTCTCGATGGCCGAATTTGCGGAGCAATTGCTTCAAAGAAAACAAGCTAACGATGCGGAACCTGAAGCTCCAACCGAGGAAGCAGAGGCACCCGCTGAAGAAACTGCGGAAGTTGCGGAAGCTACCGAGGAACCTACCGCCGAAGAAACGGATGAAACAGAAAATGTGCCGTCCCCACAATCTTCGGAGAGTGTTCTTTCACAGTACGGAATAGACTTGGACAACTTGTCAGAGGAGGAAAGTCGCGACCTAGCCAAGGCCCTGAATGCATCTGCGGTCAAACGGTTTGGAAGACTTACCGCTCAGAAGAAAGCATTACTTGCAGAAAATGAAGCATTGCAGGCGAAGGCCGAGCAAGCCCAACAGGAACAAGTAAGCGATAAACCTGAGTTCCTTAAAGATAATGCATTACACAATGTCAGTGATGAGAATGCACTCATGAAAGAAGTCGAGAACCTAAACACTTTAATTGAGTGGGCAGAGGATGGACTTGATAATGAGGTGCAGTACGATGACGATGGAAATGAGTATATCTTAAAGGATGGCGATAAGACTTACTCTAAGAATGACTTAAAAAGGATAAGATCCAATGCGAAGAAAATAATTCGCAAGGATGCGCCTGCCCGTCAGAAGTGGATTGAAGAGCGTAATCACGCTGACGAACAGGCAATCAAAACCTTTGACTTTTTAGGAGATCCTGAGAGTGCAGACTACAAGTTGTTTATGGATGTAAAGCAGTCACCGCTCTACAAACCATTGGTCGATCATTTACCAAACTCTAACTTTGCTCTTGCCGCTATGGTAGTGGGCATGAATGCGGTAAACGAACGGGCCACACAAAAGTCTAAACCTGCCCCCAAGCCAAAAGCACCCGTGGCATCCACGGAAGCAGGAGCGGCAAGGGCAAAGACTCCACAAGCACAGAAGACGAAGGCTGTGGAGGCGGCATACAAAAAGTACGAACAATCCGGATCTATGGCGGACTATCAATCTTATCTAAAACTTAAAAGGAATTAATAAAAAATGGCATCTACAAAAACATATTCAGTAGCCGGAAACAGGGAGGACCTCAGCGATATTGTCACCTTGTTAGAACCCGAATCCACTCCATTGGTATCAATGGCTAAAAAAGCAAACGCAACAGGTACATTCTTTGAATGGCAGACCGATGACTTATCAGAGGTTTCATTTGCCGGAGTACTTGAGGGCGAGGACGCATCATCTTTTGATGACAAAGCCGCTAACCGCGCTAAGCTTGGAAACTTTGTACAAAAGCTTCGCAGAACTTACGCAGTTTCCGATCTTCAGGAAATCGTAGATACAGCCGGAGTTGCAAGCGAGTACGCAAATGCCGAAAGCAAAGCTGTTCGCGAACTTAAAAGAGATCTTGAATCTGCTGTTTGTTCAGCACAAGACCGTGATGCTGACGATGGAACCAATCCATACAAAACTCGCGGTATGCTCAAATGGTTAGGAGTCGGTGGTCAGCCTGCTGATGTACCTACTGCATTCCAAAATGTCGCTAACGATACAACCGGAACTCAGACTGAGACTACTTTCAATAATGTACTCCAAGAGCTTTACGAAGCCAATGGAATGCCTGGTGGACAACTCACCTTGATTGCGGGTCCTGGACTGAAACGCGAAATCTCAAACTTCGCTCGTCAGGAAGGTACTACAACATCCTTAGCATTCTCTGTAACTCAGCCTGCTGAAAGTAAGAAGATCAGTCTTACAGTTTCAGTATACGAGGGAGATTACGGGGTTGTAAATATACTGCCATCCGTGTTCGTAAACAGGACATCCGGAAGTGCTACTATCGATGCAGACGCAGGACTTCTTATCGATCCTGAGTATGTAGGTATCCACATGCTTAAAGCTGAGTCTACATCTGAGCTTGAGAATCGTGGCGGAGGTCGCAGAGGTTTTGCAGATCTCGTAGCTGGCCTTGCCTGCTATAGCCCAAAAGCACACGGATTTTTTAATTAATCGTGTTTTTAACGGAGGGGGGTTCGCGATGCGGACCTCCCTCTAACCTTTACTAAAAATGGCGGAAATATTCTTACCAAGTTGGAAAAACGGAAACGGATCGCAGTTCATGAAGAACCTCGACCGTTATCTTCGTTACGAGGTAGACCTGGAGAAATCACAGTTAGCTATGCGTGAAGCACAATGTCGCAAAGAGAACCGCGAGATGGGTTCCGCCAAGATGGAAGGGCTTGGACAATTAAAAGCATCCATCCCTGCCCGCGATTATTTTCGTTGGCATCAATTTAAGCCAGGATGTTGGGGCGATAAGAGCTTTATCAAAGAGTACCTTCGCGACAACCCATCCTTCAAGGCTGAGTCCTTAACCAAGAAATCCTTTAGCGGACCAAGTTTTAAAGCGGCATGAGAGAAGTAGCGGTCAGTACAATGCTCACCAACCTGAAGCACCTGGTGGGCGTGGACTCGTTACTTACGACAGAACAGAATGCGGCAATTCGTAGCTTCAACCGCTTTGGACGGTTGGCATGGGAGCGCACAAGATGGCCCGATACTGTACGCTTGGAACAAAAGACACCTGATAATCAGGTACGCAATGTATCCGTAGGCACAGGAGGCACAGGATATACATCCGCCCCAACCGTTAGCTTTAGCGGGGGAGGGGGAAGCGGAGCCACTGCCACAGCGACAATAGACTCCAATGGATCAGTAAACGGAGTGGCAGTCACCACAGGAGGAACAGGTTACACATCTGCCCCCACGGTATCCTTTTCAGGAGGAGGCGGGAGCGGAGCAGAAGCAGTATCCACAATCATGAATGTGATTGATTTTAATACGGATATTGGCGAAGTCCTCCGCATCTCAAACAATGATCCCTACGATACAGGATTTACGGATGAGGTAGCATTTCGCGTGGAGTATGCGAATAGTGGGTATGGTAAAGTTGTACTTACAAATCGCAGTAGCACGAAGCCCATCTTCTTACTATTCCGCGCTCCCTATATTGACTACACATCTAGCAGTACGGACTTCCCTTATGTGTTTAGCGAGTATGCCACATACGGAGCATACGGAGACTTCTTAAATTCAGACGGACAAACAGACAAAGCCCAGGTCGCTTTTCAGCAGGCCGAATCACTTCTTTCTATGGAGCATGACAAGTTGGAGCGCCAACAGGGTCAGCAGAACTTTATACAATTCGTAACTTACGGAACAACATACGCAACATACTAAAATATTTAATTATGGCATCAGAATACAGAGGATTAGGACTAAACGGAGGGAAGTACATCAATGACACCTCCGCGCATACAGGAAACTTTTTTTGCATTGTGGCGACTGAGGATACAGTTATCGACAGCATTACGAGCAATGTGGAGAACCTAAGTGATATTACCGCAGGGCAGGACAATACCACACTATCCGCAAACACCGCGATCTACGGTGGCATAACCGGAATCACTCTGAGTAGCGGTGCGGTAATCGCCTATAATGTATAATGTTTGCGATTGATCTATCATTAAGCGCAGGGAGACCCTCTACTGCAAGCGGAGTGCCTCCCTCTTTCGGCGGTCCCGATGGCGTTATACAGACAGAGGCGCAAGATTTCTTACAGGTAGAGGCAGGACAGTTTTTAGCATTCGACTAGGAGATAAAACAAAATGGCAAATAAGAAGATATCATCACTCGGTTCATTGGGCGGAACACCCGATGTGGCGGACATCATTCCGATCACCGATGTCTCGGACACCACGGGATCAGCACAAGGCACTACCAAAAAAGTAACGGTAGCCAACCTGGTAGCCGCCGCTCCCCAGGGCGATCTAGTCGCAAGTAATAACTTGAGCGATGTGGCAAGTGCCGGAACTGCCCGCACAAATCTTGGGCTTGGCACAGCGGCATCGCAAGATGTAGGGACTTCGGCAAGCAATGTGGTTCAATTAGACGGAACTGCCAAGCTACCTGCCGTAGACGGATCGCAATTAACGAATGTGGATGTTGATACTCCCTTAAATACTGCACTGCGGGGTTCGGATAGCAGTCACATAGGAGCTAATCCTGAACAGACATTTAAAATTACGGACAATCCTTACAGCACTATCGCCATAGTTGCGGATGAAGATGGTAATTTAACCTATGCATTAAAAGATGCATCTGCCGAGGTTCGAGTCGTTAAAGGAACATCAGGAACACCGCTTCGTTTTGCTTTATCTAACGAACTGCCTGCATTCATCTTATCGAACGACACGGGCGAACCTGATATAGAAATAGAAGATCCTGATGGTGAGAAAATTTCGATTATCAGCGGAGACTCGGACACGAAAGGAGTTAATGGATTACCTATCATTCAGGGCTACAATCCAAAGACTATAGGAGCAAACCCATCACCACTCTTAATCTCAGGCGGAACAATTTCTTAATCAAAATTTTAACCAATCTATAATTATGGCAACAGTATATATAAAACCAGGCACAGGAACAGGAACAGGCTCACAGGCTGATCCTTATTTTTATTCTCAATTAGCGACAGCAGAAACAGCGGCAGGAAGCGGAGGAACTATTCTTTTTACGGACGGAACATACAGTGTTTCTTCTCATGTAGTGTGGGACGCTGATGGGGTTACATACAAAGCAGAAAATAAACTTCAGGCAAAAATAGTTGCATCTACAAACTCTCACTACTTACAGGTAGGTTCCACATCTATAACTGCACCTGTAATAGCAGATGGATTCTTCGTGCAGGATTTAAGTTTACGACCTACATCTCCGAACCAAACGGCAGACGCTAACAAAACCTGTAAGTATTTAAATATAAAGCTAGAACAAACAGCACAACATAGTTTAGATCCTATTAACAGTCCATCCGCTGATTCTTTAGCACTTTTAGAAGTGAATTTTTGTGAATTAAATTTTCACGCACTTGCATCGCCTCGACCTTTTGCAGGATGCAATGGAGGAACAATGACTAACTGTAGTGTATTTTTAAACTTGGATGATACAACAAGTTGGTCAGACCGGACCACGGGTAAGTTTTCATCGTTCACTAACTGTATTATCGCAAGTAACGATACGGGTAATAGTTTGTGTACGACTAATTATTCTAATAATGCGACCAAGAGTTTGTTCCATCAAATGGGTAGTACCAACGATTCAGGAGGAACCAACAATATTTTCTCAGATCCGCTCTATGTGAATCCCGGTTCTGACTTAAGACTTCGTCCCTCTTCACCCGCTATCGGAGCATCCTAAGTTATGTCTATCGAAAAATTAGATCGTAAAGACTTCACGATTGCGGTGAAGACGGGGACAGATACCAACAAGTCGAAGTTCAAAAAAGAGGCAGTGCAGGGCGAAATATACTTTGCTACTGACACCAAGAAAATCTATGTAGCCGAGACTACCGCAGGAGCATCTGACGCGACCCTAGCACAGTTTGACCCTGACGCTACAGGGCAGTAATGGCAACCGAGGTCGGAGAGAATGTACAGGTTAAAGCAAACCTCGCATTCATGGCGAAAGTTATCGCCATTGTTGGCACCGCTGTATGGGGCTACTCCGTCATTTGGAACAAGATTAATGAACTCGATAATAGCCTGGGGCGAGTGCAACACGAAGGCACTCTGCTTGGCGATTTATCTGCTAGGATGATGCACCTGGAGAAGTTCGCAGAGCAGGCAAAGGCGGATCTCGATCATTTGGTGGAGATGCAGGACGCGCCAATCACCTCCGACTATCAGCAGTTTGAGCGCTTAAAGTATATAGAAAAGGAGTTGGACAGGCTTCGCGACAAGGTGGAGGAGTGAGATGGAGATTTCACACTACATGTTTGCAGGAGTTGGCGTTGCCATATCAATCCTTGCATTCTTCATCAAGCGTAACAAGTGGGAGATCGATGACATGAAGGAGCGTCTCCGACAAATCGAGATTAGCGATGCCGGGCAATCCAAGGATGTCGAGCATCTGACCAAACTCTCCGAAGACCGCAGGCGGGATGTACAGAAACTATTTGAGAAACTAGATGCTAAATAATGTTCGAGCTACTTACACTATTTTTGACGGGTGGAGGATCAGCCGCAATGGGCAGTATCCTCAAGGGCGTGTTTGGAATGCTCACAGATTCGAGGCAACAGAAGTATGAGATTGAAATGGCAAGAGAGGCTCGGAATAACGAGTTTGCAATTAAGTTCCAGGAAAGCCTCAACAGCGGTGATGGCGGTGCTTTTACTCGCGCAACTCGTAGGATGCTCGCGCTCATTGGAATGGGTACAATCTCATTCGTCACATGCATCACAGCTATTTTCCCATCAGTCCCACTCCTCAGTACAACAAATATTACAGGGGAAGGAAAAACAGAGATACTTTTCGGACTCCTCAGTTTTCCGGCAGAGCAAGCCAATTTGGTCGTCACTACAGGACACCTCTGCCTCTTCCAAACATCAGTCGTGTTGCCGATGATTGTGGGGTTTTACTTCACACCAGGAGGGCGTAGATAATGATTGATCGAGTGTCAGTCTTAGGAATGTCAGGTACAGCGGCCACCTTTGGTCTGTCTGCATTTGACTCGGTAATTGGAATCGCGGTCGGCCTTGTGACATTGGTTTATATGTCTCTGAAACTGTGGCAGGAGGTTAAGAAGAAGTGAGTCGCTATCGCAGTTACGGCAAACTAGACGATCCATTCGTGACAGAAGGGGATACCTTCTTTCTGCGGATGAATGCCCGTCTGCGACCTAATCAGTTAAAGCCCGGCGAGGTAGCTCTATCGAAGAATGGTCGCATGAATGATGACGGCACTTGGCAACCCCGCAAGGGATTATCGACTCTATTCGGATCGATCACATCGGGAACAGATGCGATCCGTTTACCCTATGTTATCCAATCAGCATCCCGCTCATCAGGAGTGGTGACAATCGTATTGGATGACACTCCGAGTTTATCATTTATTCCAGGCGAAAATATAACTGTGGCGGATTTAGGTTTTACTACTGATAGTCCTAATGGCACTTTCCCTTTAGAATCAGTAAATTTCACTACTAAGGTTATAACTTTTATTTCAAGCTCGTTTGTAGAACACAATGGTGTCTTTTACAAATGTTTACAGGATAATATCAGTTCAGCTAGTAATGAACCAGGAACTCCTGGAGGTTCATCTTTTTGGTCAAGCGATACAAACGCTAGTGAAGCTCCGACATGGTCAAATTCGTCAGTTTCTTACAGCGGTCCAGGCGTTAATGATACTTTCACAGTACAGCCTGCATCAGTCGGAAACACATCCGTCTGTTCCGCCGGGAATTTAATCGCAACGACTTTAAATTTTACGCTTAACGATGATGGAGTAAATGCAGTTTATGGATCAGCAGTTTATAGCGATGCCTCATCGAACAATGACGATTATATTTTCTCGGCTACCAATAATCTTGCAGTAATAATTCGTCTAAAAGACTCAGCACTTTTTAAATGCAGGTACGAGGCGGGAGGGGAAACTGTGGATGGACCCGTAGGGATGACTCAGGGATTCGACAAGATGTTTATCTTCCGCTCTCGCAAGACCACTCTTTCAGCAAGCCCGGCACTTAATTCAATCGGTATATCATCTGCCTCCCAATCGGGTCAGACGATTACTGTCAATACATCCACAGATCATGGGCGTGTGACAGGTGACTTTGTCACGCTGACGAACTTGGGAGCTTGGACTGTAAATCCGAATGACTGCTATCAGATTACCAGGATAAGTGACACTCAGTTTACCGTCACAATGGCATCCTCACAGACTGTCACCTTTAATGTATCAGGAGCACAGGCTGAGTATTTCGAGGATTTCACTCGCGTATCAAATGGTACTTATACAGCACCACAGTATCTTACCGATACCACCGCCACAGCATCAAGCGGAGTGGTGACGATGGATGTGGTAAATCATGGGTTGGAGATCGGAAATGAGATCACTATTAGAAGTGGATCATCCCCGTTCGATTTATTCGTAAATCAAAATGCGATTGTTACCAGCACACCAACTGCTGATCAATTTACCTTTAATCTTGGAGTGGAAGATGTTTCGCTTGGAGCATCCCTTACCGCCTCCCGGCAACTAGCAATCGGAAAAGGATTCATCCATATGCCGGCGGCTCCCTGGGGACAGTTTCATCAGCGTAGACTATGGGTTCCTTATTGGTTTACCTCAGATGTATTACCGACTGATCGGAAGAATCGTGATGAGATTGTGGCATCTGACATTCTTGATTCAGATACTTATGATCGGATTGGTAATCAGTTTAGAATATCTGCTGGCAAAAGCGATTTCCTGGTAGGCATCCAACCATTTACTCAGGACACTCTTGCGATATTCAATCGTAAATCGATCCACCTGATGACAGGCGTAAGTGGATCTCTTGCCGATGTAAAAACCAATGTGGTAACCACTGAGATCGGATCATCTGCCCGTAAGTCAATCGTTCAGGTGGCCAATCAGATTTTGTTCCTTTCGGATCAAGGGATATATGCAGTTGAGTTCATGGACGAATATAATTTACGAGGTACAGGCACACCTTTATCGGAATCCATCCAACCATTTATAGATCGAATAAATCAGGACTATGCCCACCTCTCATGTGCCGTCTATTTCGACTCAAGGTATTGGCTTGCAGTTCCATTGGACTCAGCACCTGGGCGGGGGGATGCCACCAAGCTAAATGCGATCATCGTATATAATTTT